GTGTTGAGAGCGGGATCATTTCGTCTAAGCAAAAGTACATCAAGTCATATGTTCAGCCAAGAATTGAAGCATATTCAAAAACTAATAAAGGCAATGATAGTCTATTAAACAATATAGATATTTCCGTGTCACCGCTTTTCATAAAGTTAAATCTATTAGCTCCTAATGTTGATTGGGCAGGGTCCTTTAAAGAAGGTCAGCCAATGTTTACTAATAAGTTCTTTTTTAATGGCCCATATCAATGTCTCTTTATTAAGACATCATTTTCATCCGGTGATTTTTCTCACTCACTTTCTATGATACCATATGATATTTCCGGTGATTACATAACATCTGGTGATTCTCAAAAAACAAAAGGATAATTATGGCTGAGAACGGACGTCATAACAATCAAACTAATCTGTTTGACTATACTATTCCATATATTATGGAAGGTCAAGTTGTAGCAACAGATGATCCTGATCAAATGGGACGCATAAAGGCATGGGTCCCCGCTCTTGATGGTGAGAACTTTGATGTTAAAAAATTGCCATGGGCAGACTATGTGTCACCTTTCTTTGGATTCACCGTAGATTATCCAGCTGGAGGAACTCCAGTGGAAAATAAATCGCACACCGCATACGGGTTCTGGGCAATACCAAAAATAGGATCTACAGTATTAGTATTCTGCCTAAACGCTAATCCAGCTGCCAGATGTTATTTTGGTTCAACTCTACGTCTACATCGAAATAGATCACTACCAGCAGGAAGAAATACTGATTTTAATGGAAAACCCGGCCCATGGGGAGATGCTGGAGATGGCAAAGGTAATCTTAACCCGATTCAGCCTGCATTTAATAATCTTAGAGAGCAGTTTCAGGATAAGATTGATTCATCTCAAGCATTAACTCGTGGTTTTTACGAGAGACAAGTTGCACAAGCAAAAACCGAAAAAGATGGAACAGAGGGATATACCAAGAGCCCCGTTGATGATTCTTATTTAGATCCTCAGACTTATTGCATGGTAACTCCAGGAAGGCATGCGATTATTTTTCAAGATAATCCCGCGCATTCTAGATTGAGAATGAAAACTGCCGAAGGACACCAAATAATATTTGACGATTCAAATGAACGGATTTATGTCTCTACGGCAAAGGGGAAAAACTGGATAGAAATGGACTTAGACGGACATATTCATGTTTTTGGAACAGAGTCAATAAGCATAAGATCTGGAAAGAATATTAACTTTTTTGCTGACGGTGATTTTAATGTTGAAGCAGATGGAAATATAAATCTAAAGGCAAATGAAGGCACTATAAAGATTAGCTCGGGCAGCTCCATTCATATAAAATCAGCAGAAAGCGTTTTTGCGTCAGCCTGCAAGACATTTAATATAGATTCTGAAACATCACTATTTTTAACAGCTGCTGAAAATACCGAGATGTTTGCCGGCGCGGCAGCTGCCATAACTTCTACTGGAAACATGGACATTCTTTCAGGTGGAAAAATGAAGCAGACCGCATCTAGAATTGATTTGAATGGTCCTAAGGCTCGCCAAGCAGAGAAAGCAGAATGTCCTACTCCTGCAGATGGCCCCACGATTGTGCCAGGTCATGAACCATGGAAGAGACCTGAGTCCAAAAATAAACGTGGAAAAAATTGGAAAGAGTGATCTTCTAAGTTATACAAAACTCATAAATACTTAAATTCCAAAATTAATATGGACTATTATGGCAGGTTTGATTTATAAAGGATTTTCTACACACGATCTTGAAAATAGAAAAAACTTTTCTCTTTCAAATGTAGAACTTGTAAAGAAAGATCTTCTAAACCACATATACACAATTCGTGGTGAGAGAGTGATGATGCCAGCCTTTGGAACTCGTATTCCTACGCTCGCTTTTGAACCAAATGATGAACAAACTAGAAGAATAATAGAAAGCGATCTAACAGAAGTATTTGAATATGATCCGAGAGTAAGGCTTATGGATCTACAGGTCAGAAGTCTACCAGACAACAACGCTATTATTGCCTTAGCAGATCTTCTTTACTTAGAATTTAATGTAAGAGATGTGCTAAGAATAGAAGTTCCAACACAGTAAGAGTTAATACATGGCAATCAGAAATACTTACGCAGCAGAAGCATGGGATAAAGTTTATAGCGCATTCCAGCAAGTTAATTTTACGTCATATGACTATGATACTGTAAAAGAATCTCTTATTCAGTATCTAAAGATATATCATGCGGAACACTTTAATGACTTCATAGAAAGCTCTGAGCTCATGGCTATACTTGAGCTATTTGCTTATGTTGCTGAACTGCTTGCGTACCGCGTAGACACAATGTCGCATGAGAATTTTATTACCACTGCTCAGCGCAAGCAATCAATATTAAGATTAGCCAGGTTAATTTCATATAGAGCGTCTAGAAACATACCAGCAAGAGGACTAGTAAAGATTGGGACAGTGCGAACAACTGAAGATGTGTTTGATTCTTTAGGAAATAATTTAGCAAACACAACAATAACTTGGAATGACCCAAATAATAGTAACTGGAAAGAGCAATTTTTCCTAGTTATGAATAAAGGCATGACCACTAAGTTTGGCCAGCCATCGAAATCATTCCAGATAGGCGATGTGCTGATGCAGTTGTACACGTTCAATAATACTACAAATACTTTTAGAAATGGTGTTTACAAGTTTACCGCTGCAGCAACAGCAGAACAAATTCAGATGGAGGTAGTACCTGCTGATGTGGACGAAAATGGACCATTTGAAAGAGCACCAGATGCTAATTCGCAAATGAGCATAATTTATGCAGTTGATGGTCGTGGAGACGGGTCCGACTATACAGGATTTTTGATGTACGTTAAGCAAGGATCTTTATTAAGAACTGATTATACTATCTCAGAACAAACTTCAAATAGAAGAATAGAATTAGACGCTGTAAACATAAATGATACAGATGTGTGGGTTTATCGGGTTGATGACGATGAAACAATTATAGAGAACTGGCGACGTGTTGAGACGTTAAATGAGCAAAACTTACAATTCAATGATTCGAATGAACGAAAGAAATATGAGATAGAAACTTTAGAAAATGATAGAATTGCGCTTATATTCGGAGATGGGTATTTAAGTGACGCTCCTGTTGGTAATTTCCAATTATGGACACGAACATCGGTTAACCAAGATATTTCTATAGCAAAAAATAGAATAATAGATGAGCCTCTACTTTTCTCTTATGTTAATCCTACAAATAATGCGCATCAGTTCGATGTAACATTCTCATTAACAGCATCTATTCAAAATAACTCAGCATCAGAAACAATTGAGCACATAAGACAGTCTGCGCCATCTACCTACTATGCTCAGAACAGAATGGTTAATGGACAAGACTATAATACGTACATGTTGAGAGATACGACCATTCTTCGCTTAAAGACTATAAACAGAACTTTTGCCGGCCAGCCAAAGTATATTGAATGGAATGATGCATCGCAAAAATACGAAAATGTCAAGATTTTTGGTGATGATCTTAGAATGTACTTAGACGTTGGGTTTAAGCTTACCGAATCTAATGCTGCTAAAGAAACTGCATTTAGTAGCATAATAGAACCTTATCTTCAGTCAAATGCATATTTGCTAACTCATGCACACATAATGTATGCAGATTCTATCTATGCAGGAATAATTACATATCCTAGAAGAATTTTTACAGATGGCACTGATGATCCTGCTGACAATGAAAAACAGATGATATTAGACAAGATGACTATAGGTAGTACATCTTATTCTCCTTACTTTGGTCTAAGATACAACCGATTTACTAACATGCGTGGTAGTGGTATCATAAATCTTTATGATATTACAGATGCTACGTCTACGATAGATTATGGATATGGAGATGGTGTTGGAGATATTGGCACATGCCCAGCCCGTGGCCTAGATTTCTACAGAGACAGAACTGAAGTTTTAACAATAGAGATGACTTCTGACGGTAACACATTTACAGTTCACAGTAATCTTAGAGGCCGACTACCGAACTATTCATTAAGCGTGAGTGGCCGATGGTCAGCTCAAACGTCAACAGCACTACCAGTTGATTTTCAAATAGGATATGATTCAAATATAACTCCGGCTATTCCATATGAAGCTGGCGATGCATTTGTTATTCACTTACAATGGAATGCCGTAGAAGCGCCGGCAGTATCAGATTGGCGCGCTAGAGTTGCCACAATTCTTGCTCCACGCGGTGCAAATTTAAACGGTTCTTGGACAATAATAGAATCAGCGGCTCTTGATAGCGCTGATCTAGATGATGGTCCTCAAAATGTAATACAAAAATTAGACTTTAATATATCTCACCCAGCTAGATCATGGGTAATGATTATCAAAGATGAATCAGCGCAGAATAATAATTCGCCTAAATGGAAAATCTGGAATAGAGATATCAAGATAGTGGTGGAAAGTGAATCAACTAATTTTTGGTACAATCAAAATGAACAAATACTAGATTATGAAACCAAAAAACCAGTATTTGATAAGATACGAATCCTTAGATCAAACTTGGATTATTTAGGAAAACCGCTTCAAAAGGCTGACATCTATGACGTTGTTGCGTTTATTACAGAAGATAGCGGTGAAATAAATTTCAATAAGCTAGAAGTTATTCCAACAGGAATTCTAAATTATACTGGTGAAGGTGATTCTTCTCTAGATAATATAATTCAATTTGAACAGTTTTCAACTGATTCATATGAATACTTCATAGTCGAAACACAAAGCGGGCAGATTGTTCGATATTTAACAGGATGCGATGATTTCGCATACTTTGGATATGATGTTCAACCATATGATTATGATTCATATGATGTGGGAAGTATCCATGTGTTCGATGGAATAGGTAAAGGTGTATACAATTTTGATACAGGCGACTATATATCTCAGTTAGATAATACGCCGTCAACAACACCCCAACAATATAGATTAGCCAGAAGAAAGAAAGTGCCACCACTTAAGCTTCCAAATTCACCTGAATGTTTTATTGGTCTTGGTTTAGATTTCATGTGGCAGCATTTCAGTGGATCAAGAAATCTAATTGACCCATCAGTCACGAACATTCATGACGCGTTTATTTTAACTAGAGGATATTATACATCTGTTATAGATTATGTGCGTGGTAATATTGTGAGCGAACCCGCTCCTCCCACACCAGTTGAATTAAGAACATCATATGGATATTTGCTGAACAATAAAATGCTTTCAGATACTGTAGTTTTACATTCAGCGAAGATAAAACTACTGTTCGGGCAAAAAGCTGATCAGCGATTCAGAGCAAAATTTAGAGTTGTTAAGTCTACATCAGCATCTTTTTCAAATGAACGAATAAGAAATGAAGTGCTGAATGTCATCAACACTTATTTCAATATTGAAAATTGGGACTTTGGTCAAAAGTTTTATGCGACTGAATTACTAGGGCTAATTCATCAGAAGCTACCAACTCAGATTGCCTCTGTAGTTATTGTTCCTACATATTCTGTAAGTTATTTCGGTACGCTATTCACGATTGATGCTGGGGTTGATGAAATACTTCAATCTGCAGCTACCATAAATGACATAGAAATAGTTGATGAACTAACTTCAACAGTATTGAGGCAGAGCCTGTAATTGACCATATTCAAGAGTTTGATTTTTAGATAAATAATGTAATCATACAACGATTACGTTATTCAACTATAATAAAATTATGGCAAAGAAACAAACACTAGATCTTAACAAGCTTATTCCTTCTTCATTGAAAAACGAAACGCTTGAAAGTCTCGTTTCTAATCTGTTTAATTCATTTCTGTCCGAAGAACAGAGTATTTCCTTAAATGGAAGTATCGGTAAAACTAATCCCGATGACTTAACTATTACTGCAGAAAATCTAGATCGAAAAGTTAATGCTTTAATACCATGCATTCACTTTAAGGCTGGTACAGAAGAAAATATATTTACCTTTAATGATCTAGTTAATAAGATGAGTGTTTTAGGTGTCAATACTGACAATTTGCGGCACTTGCTAAAAGAGCAATCATTTAATTTTTCACCACCTATAGACTATGATAAGTTTGTAAATTACCAACTATATTATTGGGTGGGGCCTGATGCAGACTCATCACTTGATGAGTCATTATTTGAAAACTGGAATCCGGAAGTAAATCCTGAATATTACGTTATCCAGCGCTCTAATGGTGTATCTCAAAATTCCTGGCAGCTCAGCAACAGATGGGTTCATATTGATGATTTTTCTAAGCCACAAAATAGTGGATATGCATTTTCTAAATGCATACAGGCTTCTCGTCCAATTATTGAATATTCTAGAAACATTGAGATTGATTCGATTTATTCTGCAAATGGCAGAAAAACTAAATTCAACCAAATACCGCAATTTAAGCTATACCATTATGATGGAACTTTTAGCGGAATAACTAGCGGTATTTTTTACTATGATGAAGATATAAATTCTGATATAGATCCTCATATTAAAAAGAGAATCAGAATAGATGATAGTGGCAAATTTATATTTGCCATGGGGATACACGACGATCAAGGTCGACTTCTATATTTCAAAGATACGCAGAGCACTGTATCTGCAACAGATGATACTATAAAAAGTATATGGAGAGCAGGGGTTGCAAATCCAGCAGCATCATCAGTTGTATTTAGCGCAGCAACTCCTGGAGAACCTGCTAAGGCTACTTTTACTATTAATTCTATTTCTAGTATTGCGGATTCTCAAAAATGGGAAGTAATAGCGTTTGAACCAAACAAGTTAAATGTAATTGGAACTAGAAGTGGCCACGTAGGAATTGCCACAGTAGGACAGAAATTTATATGCGATGATATACAATTCACAATTTCACTTAATAATGAGTCTGTGCCATTTGTTGTTGGAGAAAAATTTGATTTCAAAATTCATTCTCCGGCAAATACCAGATATGTTAAAGATGACGGTGAAGGAAATACAATTAATTATCCTGGATGGGCAGCCGCCGATCTATACAGTGAAGGTACGTGGGTTACCCCCATAAGGATGTTTCAAAATTTGACTAGAGAAAATAGATCAACATTTTCATACACTGATCTAGTTCCTCACATGACTAGTGTGATGGCTGCTCAAAATCTATTTGAAGGTTTTGCTATAGGATCTAATAACTCACGTCAGCTTCTATCAAACAATACATTCAATTATGGCCTAGGCGGTAAGATACGTGACTTTTCAAGTAACTTACCTCTTCTTATTTCTTCTCTCATTCAAAATGATATATCCCCACTCGCAATAATTGAGTTTGCTGAAACTCAATATGCAACTGCTTTATCCAGCATAGATGAATTTTTACTGTCAGAATTTGCATCATATTTTGCTGAGCATGTTTGGGATATAAATGATGATGAAGATTTGATTCCTTCTAGAAAATGCATTCAGCAATTAATGCAATTCTTTGAAGATAGAAGAGATAATAATGAAAATGCTAGGGCTGTATTCTCTGATAGTACGTGCTTGGTCAAGAATTGGCCTATAACACTGCCAATGATGGGGGTATTAAAGAGGGTCCCTCCTAAAGTACCATCTCAAACAGGTGCTCTAGATTATGATACTTTTGATTTTGAGCTGGGGCTAGATATTATACGACACCATGACGGCCATATATCTTATGCTGTCAAGAAAGACACTGATGTTGATGTAGCGCTTACGACGGCGAGTGTTTTAAGATCAGATGGAATTAGAACTCCTGGACATATTGGAAATGCTGCACCCACGGCGCCATATGCACGTCAGCTATGGTTTAATTCTAGCACAAAGGAATTAAATTATTTTGATGTTGATTTTGATACAGAGCAAACTCCACCACCTTTAGTAGGTGGTATATGGTATGTAAGATCCCTAAATGAAATTAGAAAATGGAATACTTTTGAATCATTATGGGAAACTGATTCAGACACAACAGTTTCTTCTAGATGGAGAATTTTTGATTTTGCTACCGTTAGAAATTGCTTAGTTGGTGCAGTTGAGCAGAAGTTATTTGACAGCGTTAATCCGTTTTTTGACGATGAGAATAATCTTATTTTTAATATCAAGAGAGCTGCCTCATCTACTCACGCAGAAGGAGAACTGGCAAGATTTTCCAGTAAGTACAACTATGACACATTTGCGCCTGACTATAATCAAGCAAATGCGTTTACGTGGAATTATAAGTTAGCCCCAAACCTAATACCTCCAATACCTACTAGTGCAGCATTTTTCACTATTTCAGATGGCTTCAGTGCCAATAATCTTGTTATAAAAATAACTGATGCAGCAAAAATTCAAAGCGCCAGAAATCAAATATCTGGGAATGAACCAAAAAGGGGAATTACGGGAATAATAGTAACACAGCCCGTGTATTATAACCCCAATTATAACTTTCATTATATTCCTGAATCTATAGATTTTTTTGAATTATCAATGGAAGTATGCGATTCAACTTTTGAATATACTGAAGATCACATCAATGAAGTTGGGGGAGCATTTTTACCGGGAAATAGACTCTGCCCATGGGGCAGCCAATTAGTTGCTGAGATACCTGCACCTTCTGTTCCTACTCCTGCTAGGTGGTTTGACATCTACAAAGCATATTTCAATCGTCCTACTTCAGTTATTTCAACATGCAGACCGAACCTAGAGCCATGGAAATTGATGGGGCAAGCAACAAAACCGGTGGATTGGGATTCACTTTACAAAGCTCCATACTCTCTATTAGACATAGATCCCGCGCTTCTTAAATCTTTATTGCCAGTTAAAGCAGTAAGCATATCTAACATAGCCTTAAATGGTCTGCTAACTATTGATGGTGTTGCATTAATGTTGGGTGATAGAGTATTAGTAACAGGCCAAGCAATATCTTCTGAAAATGGAATTTATCAAGTATCAAGCTCAAATTGGGTTAAGCAGACAAATGGATTAACAAATGATACCATCATTAACGTCACGAATGGTTACCAGTTAGAAAACACTATATGGATCTATAGAAACTTAGCATTTAATCAGGTGCGTTTATGGACTGATCAGATGTGGTCAGCAATTAAAGCTTCAAATCCAGGATTAAAGCTGTGCGTTAATACTAAGAATGATGAATTGCTACCTCCTTATGTATCTCCTACTAAATTTTCCAGCGCTGAAGCCTTATACACTTCTATACCAAATGGTATATCTAATTCATACGAATTTGGAGACAATGGTCCTATTGAAA